CAGTCGTAAAATCAACATCTACTGATGCTTGAATAGCATCAGTAGATCTTGACCACCATCTGGATCGATCTCCAGAAAGATTAAAGTTCAAAATTAATTGAGTGAGTCCAACAAATCCAGCTTCTTGCTGCTTAAGAGAGAACAACAATGGAGAAAGAAAAACTGGTTCAGTAACTTCAACATCAACAACTGCTCCTTGAGGAGTATTAGAAATAACTGTAACTGGGAAAGATCCTCTTGAATTAGAGCCTGGAATAGTTGATGCATAGGAAGCTAGAGGACTTTTAATTCCTCCTGTAAGATCTGAATAAGCTTGAGATTCATCAAGAACTGCTGGGAACATACCATAATAAACATCATCATCTTCCAAATACTTATTATATCTTGCAATGTAAGGAATAATATCACTAGATTGAATATTAATAGAAGATCCATTAAACTGACAATTGAGAGTATTGACAACTCCTCCTTGAAGTGGAAATGCTCTTGGAGCTTCAAGTCCTGGTTGATAAACATTAGGTCCTGTTGATCCAGTTGCAACTGTAAGTGTAACTCTAGCAGTATATCTAATGAACAAATGTCTATCAACAATAGTTTCCACTGATGGAATTGTTGGACTAAATTGAATCTGACTATTACTGTAACTTGAGCTGGTATTGGGTGTATAAGTATTCTGACTAGCGCCTTGATAAATTGCGTACATATCATGACTATTAATATTGGTTGTCGGATCTCTAACAAGAACTGATTGCAATGGAACCAACGAATTACTCATTTTCCTATAATAAGAAAAATAATTTTCATTTGGTTCTCTTGCTTAAATTTTACTTAAAATTTTTTGATTTAAATTTTTGAAAATTTGGGGAAAATTCTCAAAAAATAGCGGGAAAAAATTTCCCCAAATTTTCAAAAATTTAAAATGGGAAAATTATTCAAAAATTCCTAAATGCTATTAAAGATGTCTTTGTATGATTTACTCAAAGATGAATTAAAACAATGGTTGAATGGAAGAATGAATTTATTAAAATTAGACTCTGGATTAATATTTGGAGCAACTGGAGATATTGGAGCGACTGGATCAACATTAAGTAATTATGAACAAATTATTCATGTATGTTCATTTAGTGGACCTTTCTCTGATACAGTTGATACAATATTAACAAGAATTGGAAATACAGTTATTTGGACCAGATCTAGTTTTGCTGGAACTCCCGGTGCTTCTGCTATTATAACAACTGCTCCTTTACCAGAGAGATTTTGGCCTTCTTTTGATGAGAATAATAGTGGTCAATGGGGATCTGATAATTCCGTGAATAAAAGAATAACTGCGGTAGTAAATGCAACCACTGGTGTTGCTACTTTTGGGGTTGGAGATACTCAAGCTGCATTTACTAATTCAGGAACTTGTAGTGTATGGTCAGGAAGCATGTCATGGCAAATCTATCCAATTTTTTAGGATCAAAAATAATAAGTAAGATGAAAGATTTTCCGAAGGGAATATATTTTATATATTAAAATGAGTTTGTCAGATCTTATCTCAAACACAAGAAAACCTTGGTTGCATGGCAGAATGGAAGCGTTGAGACTGGATGGAAATTTAGAAGTTGATGGTAGCTTTGTTATTGGACCGACAGGTTCTCAACATCTTACAATCGGATTTACAGGTGCTGCTCATATTACAACTGACGCTAATGTACAGAGAATAGGAAATCAAGTTTTTCTAGATGTCTGGGGGACTACAGCATCAGCAGCAGGAGCAACTGGAACAATAATTTCTACCAGTGCTTTACCAGTTTATTTTAGACCACTTAATTCTGTTTATGCATATACAGCAGTTGAAGATAACACAGTGATAAGAAATGGATCTGCGCTTATCGATATTAATGGAATTATTACACTTGGAGTTGATCTTGTATCAGGTGGTTCAGTTCTTCCCCAAAAACCTTTCGGATCAGCTGGAACAATTGGATTTGAAGATATAAATGCATCTTATACAGTTAGATTCTAAATTTTTATTTAAGAAAGGATTAGTTACTACCTAATAAAATAAAAATGATTTTCCATATAATGATTGATTATATGAAAAAAGATGTCAGGTTTAAATAGTGAAGTACAACAGGTGATTATTGACGGGAAGATCCTCAATGTTAAGAATGGATTGAATCCTAAAACAGCAAATGATCATGTTTCAATGTTAAAGACTCAAAGTAGAAGAAATAAGTTTGTTGAATTATCTTCTGATGGCCAAGATAGAATGACTAGACAAAAGCAAAGATTACAGAGAAAATTAGCCGATAAGAAAAGTAATTCCTAAAGGGAGAACAAGAAGGTGGAAAAAATAATAGATGGAGATTATGTTGTAAAAAGAAATGGTTCGATGATGAGGAATGTTGTGAATGTGGACATTAATCTTTGAAAATGATTTTTGAAGCTAAAATTCAAAAGGAAGAAAAGTAATTCCTTTTGAATTTATTATGGATACTTATCTATCTTTATTACCGCAAGATATTTCTAATCATCTATGGAAATTCATATTTCAAGATTCTCTCCTTCGAATTGGTGACCTTAACTGGATTGAAGTTGAAAACTTAGAATTTAATTGGGAAACTGGAAAGAATGAAATAAAAGTGAAACCGGTTAACTGTATGTGTAAATGTTCTGACTGCCACAAAGATAGAATTTCATGTAAGAAAGATTGTCACTGGAAAATGCTTGGAAATAATATGTTAAATTATATTGCCCCAAAGATATTTTCGATAACTGCTGGTATGTCTAGTGAAAAGTTTCAAGAATTAAGGTATGAAACATGGTAAAAGTTGATATAATTGATGTATGACGCATCAATTATATAAATATATCAATAAGAAAAAGAAATCATGCCAGTGTTAACTTTTAAATCGAAAGATAAATTTCAACCTATCGCGATCATTACTTCTGGGAAATTTAAAGGGAAAATCATTTATCTAGATCCCAATCATGATGATGATATCAATTCTAGAATTATAGATCTTTCCGAAAAATTGGAAGATTCTGGAGTTGAAAGAAAAAAGAGAAATTCGATTTTGGGTAAGGTATCACGAAAATTAAAAAAGGAAAATGGGAGCTATATTTCTGGGGATCTTATCGGGGGAAAATTCGATCCATTACCGAATTTTCAAAATTTAAGTATGGAAAGACCATATGTTTTCGCACCAGCTGGCGCAGGAAAGACCGTGTATATATGCAAACAAATTGAATATATTAAATCAATATTCCCAAAAAAGAAGGTATATCTTTTCTCTAAGTTAGAAGATGATGAATCAATTGATGAAATTGAACCTAGTAGAATATTATTGAATGAAGATTTCCTTGATACAGAATTAGAATCTTCAATGTTTAGAGATAGTATATGCGTTTTTGATGATATTGATACCATTAAGAATGAAGATATAAGGAAGAAAATTATAAAATTGCGTGATGATCTCTTGGAATGTGGACGACATGATGATATAACTATAATGTGTACGAGTCATATTGCTGCAAATAATAAGAAAACCAGAGAATTATTGAATGAATGTTCTTCTTATACAATGTTTCCAAAATCCGGTCAAACACATCCAATTACTTATATTTGTAAAGAATATCTTGGTATGAATAGAGAACAAATACAGAAAATTTTAGATAGTAAAAGTAGATGGGTCACAATTCATAAAAGTTATCCTCTTTATGTTATTAGCGAGGATGAATGTTATCTTTTGTGAGATAAATGTCATATAAATGTCATATAAATTATCTATTTAAAATAAATAGATAATTATGCCAATCAAATCACGTGTACAATGGAAATATTTGAAAGCTTATCATCCAAAAATTTTTGAAAGATTTCAAAAGGAGAATCCAATTAATTATAAAGATCTTCCCGAAAGGATTTCTAAAATTCAAGGGGGTAATATAGCTGGAGAAGATATTTCCTTATCTGAAGATGATTTACGTAGATTACTTCCCGGGGTTAAAATTGTATCTTATCCAGATCTCGAAAAATATAAATCCCTTGAAGAATTACTATATCCAAATGATGAAGTTATTATCCTTTATTTAAAAAGATTAAAAGACGGATCCTATGATGAATCATATGGTCATTGGGTTGGTTTATTTAGAAACAAAGGAATTGTTAGTTTCTTTGACAGTTATGGCGGGAAACCTGACGATTATAAACAAATAGAACCTTATCTTTCTAAATTACTATTAGATTACAGTGAAAGGAAAAATGTTCCAATTGAGTATAACGATCATCAATTTCAGAAATGGGAACCTGATATTGCAACATGTGGTAGACATACCGCTATGAGAATCGCTTTCAAAGATCTACCTCTCAAAGATTATATCTACCTGTTTAAAGATACTCCGAAATTCGACAGTGATGAGATTGTGACAGCATTAACACAGAGAGATAACGAAGGTGGTTGCGAATGTGAACAATGAGATTCAAACAAACAAATGAGATTGGAGTTTTCTTGATGTTCAAAAAGTAAATCCAAAATAGGAGACATTTTTCCATTTTTATTTTATCTATTCTAAGAATAGATAAAATATACGTTGGCATACCTTCGGATAAATCTGGGATAATATTTAACTTTGGGTCCCCAACAGTAAATACATAAAGGAATTTTTTCAATCAGACAAAATAGATACATAATAAATGGAAAAATATATAGTTTGGATTAACGAATCTAAGTTAAAAACTTTTTATGATATGGAGGAGGCCACACGTTTTGCCATGGATATAGGTGTACCTATCGTTGATTGGGATCCGATTCCTATTGGTGGAAGTATTGTAAATGTTCCTATTTTGAGATCTCATGAAAATCCAAAAGAAATACAGAAATGGGAACCTGATATTAGTGAAAATACTGATCATGTTGGAAAAGTATATCCAACAACCCCTATAACTGAAACCAAGGAAACCCTTAAATCAATCAGTGTTGATCTTTTAAACCTTAATCAAAGTCTAGAAGATAAAGATCCCTTTTCTTTTGGATTAAATTTAGATCATGGGTTAGATTCGGATGATGATTCTTTATATGAACAAGTTGCTAATGAAACCGATTCGATAACTCCAAATTCTGGAATATCAGATACCAGTTTAGTATCAAATACTACTAATATCCCTTGTTTCAATAATAAACTCCAAACTAAAGTTTTTGAATTTGATAAAATTCCCGCAAAAACGGTAGCTATACATTTTAATCATAATAATTCGGATAGAGTAATCAAATTAATTGATACATATAATAAAAATAGAAGGAAAAAAAGGGAGGAAGCCAGAATTAAAAATGGGTATCAGAAAGTATGTACAAGAAAACCAGATATCGAAATACTTGAAATAGTTCATCATATTGATCAATCTAAAAGTAATATTTCCAGTACATTAAAGAATGGTAAAAATTAGAACTCAAAAAGAAATCGTGTCAGAGATTGAAGAAAGTTCAGAATCTGAAGATTCCATTGAACAACATGAAAGTTCTGAGGCTGAAGACAATCGATTAATTATCAATCAAGATATACGCGATTCAGATACGGATAGCGAATCATATGAAGATAGTGAGCCGGAGGCAGAAGATGATGAATTTAATCAAATATTAAAGAAAACTGTAAATAAATATGGTTTAGATAAAACTGTAGATCTACTTATGGAAAAAATTAACTTAAAATAAGCGGAATAGATATGTTAAAAAACTATATATCTATTTTATTGAAGTGTATTCAAAAGTTGAATAAGTCTTGCTTTAGACAACCCACCAATGGCAATTCCCGCCTTTTTCTTTCCAACTACCTTTTTCTTTGATGCACCTGAAGCCTTTCTTTTAGCAACCTTCTTTGAGGTAGTTCCGGACATTTTTCGATAACTTGGTCCAGCTTTACTTAATGCTTCTTTATAAGAAATTCCTTTTTCTTCTGAATAAGCTTTTACATATTGAATCCAAGGATTTGACTTAGCAGCAGCTTTTCTAGATTTTCCTCCTTGAACGAGGACACCTGCAGAACTCATTTTTTTCTTTTTCTTGCCTCCAATATCAGCGCCTTTTCCTTCTAGTTTTTCTCTCAAAAGTTCCATAATTTCACTCCTGATGCTCATTATTTTTGTAAAGCCGGAAAAATTAAAAATTCTTTCTTTCTTTTAGCTTAAAGGAAAAAGAAATTAGGATATTTGTTTATTAAATTACAAACAAATATGTCTTCATTCGGTCCTGATGGAAATATCCCATTAAAAATTTCAAAAGATTTGAGTGATCTAATTAGGAGTCATACAAAATATGTTTCTAACCTTAGCAAATTTAATCAATATTTATGTTGGAGATATACTTATGGTTCTGGAGCTATAACTGGTGTGTTAGTCGGATTTGCGACAGATGAACAAATTAAGCATTGGGTTAAGGATTTTTTCAAGCTCTATCCTTATCATTTGAGTTTTATTCCAAAGAATTTTGCTAAATATAAGAAATATTTTAAAGATCCCAAATCTTTCACGGATAAGAATGATCCTAATCTGGGAAAAGAAATCATTAACAAATACTATGAAGCCTTACAGAAGATAATTTTTGGCGCCCCCGAATCAAAGGGATCTTTTTATGTATGGAAAATCTCTAATGAATATGAAGGACTTCCAAGTAAGAATTTGAATGAATTTATTGCTAAATCCGTCTTACAAAAACCTTTTAATAGTACAACTTATGATCCAACATTAAATTTAGTTGGATTTACCACACCGGGATCAGATTGTTGTCTTTTTAGAATTAAAATTCCCAAAGGTTCAAGTGTACTTTATATTCCAGAGGAGTTCCATGCTTTTCCTTTTGAAAGAGAGCTACTATTGCCATTCAATTCAACTTTTGATATCAAAAGTTCTCAAAGAGTTTATCTTAATTATATTCCAAGGGATAAACAACCATTTGTGGTAGTTCAAGATAATCCACTTTCAATAGGTCCAGTTAGAGAAGAAGGTCAAGAATGTTATAAAGATGTTGTTTCAAAACCTATAACCTTATTTGATACAGTTTTTGTTAATTAAAAATGATTATTAGAAAATATTTAAAGTTAAGGGTAACCACAAAGGAAATGCCTCTCATTAAAAACAAACAAACTATTGAACCTAAAAAAGAAGTTTCTAAAGGAAAGTATGAGAAAAAAATTGATCGTAGAGGTTGGTGTTCTCTATGTTATATGGAAGAAGAACATTCTTGTAAAATGGATGGTGTATCACATTTACCAGATAATTACAAATGTACTCATAAGAAATAAATAATTGCAAAAAATTAAATATCTCACTCAGATATTTAATTTACCATTGAACTTCATTAATTTCTTTTCTCTCTAATTCCATTCCTATTATTTGTTCTCTGAGACGTTTTATTTCATCATGTTCAGTTAAATTCTCAGTTCTCTCTGGTTTGGATTTATATTGTTCTTTTTTATTTGATCTATCTTGATGTTTTTTATTAAAATCTTGTCTTTCTTGTTGTAATTTTAATTGATTTCTTAGACTAGAATCAAATCCTTCATCAATATTATCCGTATGTTTTGAAGTGAATATCTTAGATTTGATACCTTCTTCAATTACAGAATCAACCCATTTAACAAAATCATTATTATTACTCCATTTTTGATTTGACATCCAATGATAATATGATCTATCATTCTGTAAGACTTCGAGATAAGTTTTCCCTTTATATTTTCCGTAAGTAAATTCAGTATTACTCATTTTAATAATAAAATAAAATCTTTAGGTAATTAAGTCAAACTTTAACAATCTATTTTTCCTTTTGTTTGTTTAGTTCATGACACCCAGGTAAATCTATTGATTGAGTTTTTCCTGTTCATTTATTTCATTCACAACATTATTAATATATTCATTCCCTTTATCCAAATTCATAATAAATTGTATCGAATCAGATTTAATCTTTTCAAGAGCTCGAAATAACAGGGGTATCTCGAATATACTTAATTTATTTATAGATACAGTTCCTTCATGTCTTGATTTCCATTCTAGATCTATAAGATTTTTTCCACAATCACTGATAAAGGAATATTTAAAATCTGGATCTAAAGTTTTTGACCGAAACCATCTCTGTTCTTTTATAAGTTCAAATTCCATTTAATATATTATAACTTTTTTTAGAATTCATTTGTAAAATTAAATAAATGTGATCTTAAATGGATCCTGTATGTTCATTAATTGTTTTAGGGATTTATTTCTATAATCATACATCCAAAATTTAATAATTCCAATCTTTCTGAGAGATTAGAAATTTAAAGATTAATCAATTAATAATCATTGAAAAAAAAACAACTCTGAGGTTAACATGTAGGGTTAGTCTACATTTTGGGCTTTTTTTGAAAATTTAGACTAATAAGCCAGGATGTAGTTTAATTCTGTCAGGGTTAGCCACAAAAAAAAAGCTATTATATATATTAAATATATCTTTTTCCGAAATTTGGAAAAAGGAAAGTTATAGAACCTTATAAAAAGTGGCTAACCTGACTAACTTAATTGAAAATTAGACTCAAATACTAGAGGAATATGAAAAAAAAGTGACTAACCGGAGGCTAACCCAGGTTAGCCTCCGACTAACCTTTTTTGACAAAAGAATTTCCAAAATAAATCAAATATATTTTGGAAATTCTAATCCAACATTTATTTAGAATTTTTGACGAAATTCTAAATTTAAATAGAAAAATTTACTTAGTTATTTGATCTTGAAGATTTTTTACATTGTTATTATCATCAGGCTCTTCAGGTAAGGGTTCTTTGTAAGAAACGAAAAACATTAGTTTATTTTTAGGTTTTGCAAATGGAATTTTATGGACACTAATCATAGCTTCACTAAATTTATTCATACTAACCCATTTGTAAGCATTTTCTTCACAATAAAACTTGTAAGTTTCGTATAAATCTTTACATTGTATTCTTTTATTATCTCCTTTTCCATCAGTAATCTCAACACAATCTTCCTTAAATCTTGATACTGGATCTGATTTGAGATGATATTTCTTGGTTGCTGACTCAATTTCATCTGGTATATATAAACCTTCTTCATACCAAATTTTAGCCCCTTCAATCATCCATAAAAGAAAGAATTCATAATCCTCTTCTTCTAAACTTTCAATGAATTCCTTACTACCTTTTCTTTCATTGGTTCCTGAAGTTGGTTCCCTGTCAACAAAATTAGCTTCAAATGGGAATACCTTGACTCTATTCCAATAACCTTTCTGATCAGATTCTTTAGGAGCAGGGGCAGTTTCACATGCTATTATAATCTTAGCTGTTGGTTTAAATTTAACATAAGTATTAGAAAATAAAAGTCTCCCACTCATCTCATCACCTCCAGATAATTGCTTGATAGTTGAAGTTCCTATTTTAATTGATCCCATTTCAACAACGGTTGCAATTCTAGCACCTTTTAAAGCTATTAATTCTGGACATGGACCTCCTTTCTCATCTTTTTCGGAATTAATCAAAATACTTCTTTGTAATGTTTCATGGTAATTTCCAAAAATTTTATTCAATATATTAATTACTATACTCTTACCTGAATTTGAATCACCAGCAAAAAAAGCTAAAATTTTATCACGAACATGACCAGTTAGACAACTACCTATATAAATCTGGAAAGCTCTAATTAATCTAGGATTATTTAGAAACCAATCTAATAAAGCTTGTTTTATTTTCTTTGATTTAGCATTGGGATTATGCTTATACCTGATTACTTTTGTACAATAATCAGATTTAATCCTATCTCTAACCCATCCTTCCTTTAAGTTTACTATTTTACCATTACCTAAAGCTATCATATCCGGATCGGAATCCAATTTTTCTAGAAATTTTTCATGATATAATTCCTGAGGTGCATATTTAAGACATCGATCCACAATTGGACATATATCTTTGATAAATTTATCACACTTTGAGATATTATCCTCAATTTTCCCTTTTTCATAATCATTACTGGAATTTCTAGCACATTCTGAATATATTATTCTATGTTTCTCAAGAGATAATCTTAATACATTTGTCATTAAAGTTCTCAAATATTCAATTCCAGTTTCTTTCCAAACCCTATTTTTCTCATCATAAAACCAGAGCTCTTTATAATTTTTATCAATTGAAACTATGAAATCTTCCATTAATATAGAGAAATAAACTGATATTTTTTGACTATCAGGAAAATAGCTAAGTGGATCAAAATGTGTATATTTTTCTAGGATTTCTTGAATATAATTCAAATCTTCTACCTTTGATTTACCATCTGGCTGAATTCTAATTTTTACTGATTTTGCTACTTTGAATTCGACTACATTATTAACCCAATATTTATTAGAAAAAAGCAAGGGTGAAATGTTCTCACTTTTAAAATCATCTATATCTCCTTTCTGAAGATCTATATGATGTTTTGGTTTACATAATTCTTCTGTTGTGAAATAATCAATATCAACAATTTCTTCAATATGATCATATTCAATTATTGGATAATAATTATCAATAATGAAAGGATGAACATCTGGGTTTTCTCTCGATCCATAAAGTAGAAGATCAGATCTATTCAAAATATCCCTATCTAATTTTACTTCCCAATTGGGATTTTTTTCCTTTGAAAGTTTCTCTATTCTATCAAGAACAAACTGAATATTTGAAATTTTAACCTGACAAAATGGAAATTGCAATCTTCCTCTAGAATCAAGAGATACAAGATTACAACAGACTAATTCCTTTTTTGATTCTGATACCGTATATAATTCTTGAATCACTTGTTGTATATTTGATATCAAATGTAATTTCACATCATTATTTTCTGCTTCACGGTATTGAATTATCAATGGAGAGACTTCTATATTTTTCTCTGCGATATATAAATAAGGGTTATTATTACTCTGAAGATCACAATATTCATTCCAAAATTTAACTATGTTTGCAGGTCTTATTTTATACTTTTGTATAACTGGAAAAACTAACATATGAGTGTAATCTTTATCATTACTCTCCTTCCTTTCACCATATTTTTCTAACAGTTCCAATGATGCATTCCTTTCATTTTCATTTTTTCCAGAAAGATTGGAAAAAGCCTTAAAATTTTTATTTTCCTCATTAAAAGCATCACCTTTCCCAATTTTGGAGGTTTCCAGGTTTCCAAAATTGTCCATCCTATGATTTAATTTCAAAATTAATTTCTTTAAATAAAATTAAAAAATTCGAAAAATTCTAAATTCCTGAAAAATTGGACAAATTCGAAAAAATGTCACAAAACCATAAAAAAATAGAAAAAATAGTAAAAGGAAAAACTAAAGAAATGTGCCCAGGAATGTTCTCGCCTCAGCATGCTACAAGGATTGATCCATTAGGTCCATGCGTCTTATGTGGAAACTTATTAAAAGATCATCAAGTTAAAAAATTTGATGAAAAGGAGGAAGTTAAACTCGTCAAATTAAGTGTCGGTAAAGGTAGACCTAAATTAGATGATGATACTGATCCAAAAAAAATGAGGATGCGCGAACTTCAGCTTAATTATTATTATAGGAATAGAGAGAAGTGTTTGGAACGTATGAAAAATTATAGAAATGGTATAAATTCTAAAACTTCATGAATAGACTTACATATATTAAATTAATATGTAAATATTTAATACCTTGATTGATTAATGTATAATAATATTAAGGAGGAATAGTGTTCCAACTCATTGTACCCGACCAAACGGCAGCATCTCCAGCAGTAAAATTTTGTTGTGTACTTCCTAGACCAAATGTAACTTGACCAGTAGAAGTAGAGACCACACCTGTTATTGGGAATAAATTACCTTGTCCTCCATTCGCACCCCATAATCCTGTGCAGTTTACATCAAAAACAGGCCAAAATTGTAAAGGTAATGGATCCGTCACAAGTAATCCAGGATCACTAACTGTTCCTAAAAAGTTACTCCAATGCCAAATAACTTGAAATGAATTTCTAGAAATTACTGTATCAATTGTCCCAGAAAATGCACCATTAAATGAAAGAGCTAAAATTTGACCTTCTGAATCAGCTCCTTGTCCCGTAGGACCTGTTGCTCCTGTATTTGAAGCTGAACCATCTCTTCCTGTTGGTCCAGTCGATCCTGTAAAACCTGTACATCCAGTTGTTCCAGTATTTGAGGCTGAACCTGGAGCTCCAGTTGGTCCTGTATAACCTGTTGGTCCAATTGATCCTGTCATTCCAGTTGAACCTGTGCCAATAGTTCCAGAAACTAATAATTTATTTGAATCAGTAAAAACGGGCTGTAAAGGAGATAAATTATCAAGTTTGAGAGTTTCAGCTCTTGCATTGAGCCAAGGTTTTCTTGTGTTTGAAATAAGATCATACAAACTCATTATATTTCAAATACTTTGGAAATATAATGTTATGATTTATTTGAGGTCACAAACTTTTCTATTTCATCGGGATTTAGAATGAATTTTTCCATTTCATCTAAAATTATCTTTTGTTCAATGGGAAAGTTAATACAATTCTTAATTGACATCATAAATGATAAACTTTCAGCAAATAAACCTATAGTTTTTGGATTATATCCACTTGTTAGAATATTGAATTTCTCATTTATAAATTGTATATCCACTTTATCCAATGAATTTTTATTTCTAATTTTGTCATAAATAATATTAATTGATGACATTTAATATTATAAAGGTTTATTTAACTTATATTTTTCTGTCTTTATTTTATCTTTGCGACGTCGCAGGGATAATTTTGGAAATTTTAACTTTAATACCCAAAAATAAAATATGAACAATTAAAAGATGAATAACTGTCCAAAAGTTTTTGGATATTGGCGCACATCTACAGATCACCAAGATGTTAGCCCCGAAATGCAAATGGATCACATAGAAAAATTCTGTGAATATAAGGGATTCGAATTAATTAAACCCTTTTATTTTGATAAAGGAATATCAGCTGCAACTATATCAGAAAGACCAGGACTACTTAAGATGTTAAGTGATTTAAAGCCTGAAATGGGCGTAGCGATTTATGATCTTAATAGATGGTCAAGAGATCCAGAAACTGGTGCTAGAATGTTGAAAATTCTCAAAGAGAAAAAATGTAAATTATATTGTAAATCACCCGATCTTGATTTCAATACAATTGATGGTGAATTTTTATACGGCTTATGGATGAATTTTGGTCAGATGGAACGTAAAAAGATAGCAGAAAGAATCTCACATAATATGCAACAACTTTCTAAAGAAAAAAAGCTTAGAACCCGTCCGCCATATGGCTGGCGTAGAGCTGCTGAAAATTATAAGGAAAAACCTTTCGAAAAAGATGAAGAACAACAAAAAATAATCTCAATGATTATTGATTTTTATATCGGAAATCAGTTTGGTCTGACTCAAATAGCTAAATATTTGAATGAAAATGGATATAATAAAACCTTAGGAGTTGATAAAAATGAAAAACAAAAAGTATTTTTTCCTAGTACAATTAGGAGAATCCTAGTTAATGAAGGGATTATAGCTGATTCTTCTGGAAAAGTTAAATTAGTTAAGGATAGATTTTTAGATGGGAAACCTCAAAAGAAATCTAGATAATCTTGATCTTTATTACGAAGTGGATTATAAATAAAGAATTATTTTATTTATAATTTAAATGACACTTGATGTTCATAAGGATAAACCGTACAAAGATGCTTATACAAAAGTTTGGATTGAAGGGTCTACAAGTGCTGACAATCATTTTTATTTCAATGTAATAAGACATAACCCTATAGATTCGGGAAAATTTATTAATGCGGATTTTACCGATACTAGATCTATTCCTATATTAACTAATCCTTCAGAATGGCATGCTTCTGTAATAAGATTTAGTGTCCCAACACAAGCAATCCCCTTATTTAATTTAACTGCTGATAGTACTAATTATAGTGTTACATTAAGTTATAATGGAAGTGATTTTACTCAATATGTTCAAGCTATTGATGATCAACATACAAGTTTTAGTGAATATTGGCAGTTTTTTGATAGAGTTAATGCAGCTTTAACTGCAGCCTTTAATGCTCTGAAAGCAGGGACAACTGGAAGTTCCCCAACTCAAGCTCCCTTTTTAATATTTGATCCTCCCACCCAATTAACAAGCTTAATATTTACTCAAGATTATGATCCAGATGTAGTCTCTCCAACAATTGAAATGTGGGTCAATTTAAATCTTTATCATAAATTATTTGTAGGTTATAGACAAACTAATCTTCCAGGAACTTCGGTATCCGCTGCAAAAAGAGCTCATATGACTGTTACAGATGTAGGAAATAATGTTGGATTCTTTCAAGATCCATTATGCCCGCCACCTAAATGTTGTGGAACAGGTTGTACGGGACCAGTTTATTATCAAATGTCTGGAGAAACCGTTAATGTTGGATTAATGAATGAAACTATCGGAATAGTTTTTACAAGTAATAATATTCCATCAAGAAGTGAAGCCATTCCATTAGGAATAAATTCCGGTTCTACAACTAATGCTTCAAGAAAGATATTGATTGATTTTATCACACCAATAAGTGGAGATACTCCAAGTCCAAGAGAATCAGTTGATTATCAATATAATGCTGTGATATATAGATGGATTGATTTGCTGGGAAGTACACCATTATATACACTTGATATTCAAGCTTGGTATGAAAATGATGCTCAAGATTTATTTCCAATAGTTTTAGTCCCTGGAGCAACAATGACAATGAAAATTTTATTTAAGAAAGGATTAGTCACTACTTAATTGATATCACTTAGGTAGTGATAATTAAATGAAATCCTTAAAAGTTGATGTTAATATATTATTGCCTAAGAAATTAATAATATAAATGTTTTGGACATTTATATTAATTACATTGTTTATTTAGAAAACCTATGCATTTCTAATTATTTCTCTAAGTTCTGTAGCTGAAATCATTTCACCACCTCTCTTACCTTTCTTACCTTTTCTTTTCCCATCTTCTCCAGCAGCTAATAGAAGAGGAGCAAGCAATGGTCCATAAGTTTTAGCAGCATCCAAAACTGTATTAATTACTGGTTTAGCTTCTTTGTAATAAGTTGGAATATTTCTAACAAATCTCTTAACACTATCAAGGAAATTACCACCGCTAACTCGTCTAAGATCTTCATAATCAACATATGGAAGTCTTTCTGAGTCAAGAACATCCTTCTGACTAAACACTCCGAGTTGGGGTACAGCCTGTGTTTGACTTAAATTGAATACTCCCTCATTCATAGTCAAAATATACATTGTATAATTAATTGTTTCATCAGAAATATTGAGGAATTGTCCAGTAATTTGAAGGTTCCATTGCCCTGGAAGACCAGGAGCAAGACCAGAATTGAGTCCGATATCTTTACCAAACATAATACCTACTGGACTTCCGACATTATCTCTCCATTCAGGCCAACTCATCTTACATCCATTTGATACTGAAAGGTTATAAAGGTCTTGAGCTGTTGCAGAACTAAGTTGACCACTCTGATTATTGAAGTTAATGCTCAAATTTTGACAATATGCGAATGTATCAGTGGTTGAGAAATCAGCGTCATCATTTCCTCTTCTTGCAAATACTAACATCATCTGTGGAATAAATTGAAGTTGAATATTGGAACTTTGAACTTGGAAAGAACCTCCAGCATTTACATTACCATATTGAGTGGGATATCTTTGATATTCAGTGAATGAATAACTGGTTTTATCCTTGACTGATTGAAGAATCTGGGGCGTTTTAAATAAAATAAGAAGAACAGGAGGAACAGTCGTAAAATCAACATCTACTGATGCTTGAATAGCATCAGTAGATCTTGACCACCATCTGGATCGATCTCCAGAAAGATTAAAGTTCAAAATTAATTGAGTGAGTCCAACAAATCCAGCTTCTTCAATCAGTCA